AACCTAACCTACTGGCACAAAGTTGGACCACGAAGTGATGACTGAGAGAGAACACTCCTCACGATGACAGGGCACCCATAGGTTGACCTACTGCGTACTTAAGACTTTCGTCTTTAAGTCACCATTCCCGATCAACTAACAGCGACTTTCAAGCATCAGCGACATCTCTGTTATACAACATTGATAGTAACTGAACCTGAAAGTCAACTGGAAAGCGATCAGTAGCGGCCGACAAGTCATACGAAAAGACGGATTTATCCTCCTTTTCCTTGACTCGTGCACGTAGTAAAGCCAACGGAGCGTCCTGGTCGAAAGTCCCGTCCTGAGCAATGCCTTTAAGAATCTTAAAGACATGTTCATGGACTGGTAAAAGGATTGTTTGAGTCCAAACATCAGTAATAGCGAATACTCTTATCTTTCCGGCCGGCTCGATTTTAGTTGATAACTTTCCAAGCTTAGTAACCTTTGTCGGAACTCGATCCTTAATCAGATCTATCTCATCATCTAAGAGAGTAGAAATTCTACTACCAAAGTAATCAGATAGAACCTGTATAGGTTTCCGAGACCAACCTTGACGCATATGTTCATATGCATCAAGGGTTGCTCCTAGGATTGATACTCTATAATTCGGCCCAGCCGTCTTAAGGTTTAGCAGAAACTTCGGTCCCGGGGGTGTAACACCTCGACGGGACGCGAATAATCTGTCTCAAACACGTCTAACCTCTAATCCAGACACTGTTGTGGAAACACCAGTGAAAGGAGAAGTGATAGTAGACAGTTTGAGTGAGCCTTTATAGCTCATTACCCTAAAGACAGAGAGGATAGCTAGGACTACCCGTATAACCACCCTGTCTCCTGACGATATTAAATCGCGGAGAGACTTAGGAATGATTAAAGGTAGCCCATATGAAGTTGCAACTCTAATCTCAGGCCCAGAAGTCCTCGGATTACCACTCAAGTAATGAATAGTCAATAAATTGGCTAATTTCAAATACTGAACGGTAAACTTTGTACCACTGTTCTTACGAAGATCCATGATTTTATTCATGAGAACTAAGTAAGGACCTGGGATAGTAATTCTGTTTAATCAGAGTAGTAATCTCACATACCTAATAAACAGTTTGTTTCCAGACTGTTTGGTTGTGATAGAACTATTTCGTGTTTTAAACATAATTATGCTGCTTTGAGCCTGCTTATGGATGTGATCATCGTAAGATATCACGTCGACAAGGCCAACTAGGTTTGTTGTTTTAAGACCCAATCTTTACAGATTTACAGCTTTTCTGGAACACGACACCGTGTGATGACGGCAATTCTCAGCCGCTTAGCACTCCTCGCTACTGAACCGACTATACCTTATAGTCTAGCGCAGTAGGCCTCACCAATCAACCCGAAGGTTAGAAGGAGAAAGTGGGGTTCGTACCGATAGGGTTTATTACAGCTTGATCGGGTTAAAGATCAAGGCCGCAAGGCGCCCTCACTATGGTTGAAATAAC